CGATACCTTGCGCCGCCGTAGCGATAGATGTTCCGACTGATTGAACCACATCAGCAATGCCTTGTAATGCTGTACCAATCGCAGAACCAGTAGCGCTGATAATGCTTGCTACACCACTTAGAGCCGTACTAATAGCCGTACCGATACCCATTGCAGCGGTAGCGATTGCCATTCCTGCTGCTGACACAACCGATGCAATGCCACTAAATGCAGCACTAATCACGCCACCAATCGCTGTGATGATAGGTACGATTTGAGTTATTGCTGTAACAATCGCTGAAACGATTTGACTGATGATAGGTGCAAGGGTTTGAACAACGGTAACAATAGCAGAAATCACTTGACTAATGACTGGCGCCATTGTTTGAACGACTGTAACAATCCCTTGAATAAGCGCCATAATGATAGGTGCTGAAGCTGATATAGCTTGAGCGATAGCACTGATTACCATTGCAATTTGTGGTCCGAATTGTCCAATTACTTGAGCAACTTGAACGATACAGTCTGTTATGACTGGTGCGATGGCTATAATTGTGTCTGAAATTATCTGAGCAATCGCCGTCACCGTGTCCCCTATAATTTGAACAATTGGAGTTATTGCGGTGGCTACTTCGCTGATTGCAGAACCTAGAGCGGTAGCCAAACCACTAAAAGCGTCAATGATAGCTGGCAACGTTCCTAAAATAGACGTCCAAGCGTTGCCAAACGCTGTAATGGCTGGCGCTGCGTTGCCAATAGCAGTGCCAATAGCTTCAACCAGTGGCGAAAGTTTAGCTAATCCCGGTGCCGCTTCACCAACAGCTTTGATAACGATACCAAATGCAGTACCGAACGCTTCAATTACTGTTCCAGCCGCCTTACCAATGCCTTGCACAACAGTGCTAAATGCTGACCCTAGAGCGTTTAAGATTTGCGAAACACCTTGGGATTGTGTAGCTAGGAGCGTAAATGAAGCAACGATAATGGCAATACCTGCACCAATTCCGACTGCTGCGATAGCGACTGCTGCACCAAACGACAACAGCGTAGCAGGATTAAGACCTCTTAAGCCCTGAAGCGCTAGCTTGATAGCAGTTCCTACACCGGTCAGTGCACTTTTTATACCAGTACCTATGCCTTTAGCAGCATTTGCTATCCCGTTACCTGCCGATTTAATAACATTGCCCATTCCGTCGAGCAATTGAGCTATCGTTGACTTAGAACGTTTAACACTATTTGTAGCCCCTTCGAGACCCTCAGTGGCTTTATTTTTAAAGGCACTAAACGGATTAAATGACTTAATCCAGTTCAGACCTCGCATAGCAGTATCAAACACTGAAAGCCCAGCCTTTGCAGTCATGAAGCCTGCTACCATGGCTAAAATGCCACTAGTGATGCCATTGAGCACGCCTTTAGGGATAGAGCTTACAAACTTAGACACTGCTGAAACGGCTTGAGATATCCATTTTGTTAACGTCCCAAAAGCTGTCCCTAGCGCTGAGATAATCGTCTGCATCTCAGAGCTACTAAACACATCGCCAATTGAAGTCCCAATGGTTTTAACAGCCCCCCAAGCGTCTTCTATCGCTGATTTAAAAGCTTTGAATGCGCCAGTGTCCGAAAACGAGCCGATAAAGCTCTTAACCGACCTAGTAGCAACAGTTAAACCTCTTGATAGCCCACTAACAATGTCGCCAATGCCAGTGCCTAGCCCTTGGAATATGCCCTTGAAATCTATGGCTTTTAGCGCTGCTTTGGCTTGAGTAGAAACATACTTAAACGCATTTGCTAAACCCTTGATGGCTCCTGTATTACTAAAACCTTTCCAAAATGCTTGGACAGTTTGGCTGACCCCTTTTACAACTTGGTCAATTGCTTTATCGAGTCCGTTTGCGAACTTCTGAATCGGTTGTTCATCAATTTTGCCAAGAGCATCAATGATTCCCTCGATTCCTCTGATTGCCTTGTTGCTAAGCTGTTCAAAAACTGGTTGCAATTTAGTTGAAACCGTTTCGTAGAGCCCGTCAACGGCTTCGTCTACAGATTTGTACCTAGTAGCCAAGCTCTGCATGGAATCGCCAGCCCGTTTAAACGCTTCTGCAAAGTCTTCAGTCTTAATTTCACCGTTTTGAATTTTGCTTACAAGATCATCAAGAGACATTCCCATCTCTCTAGCGACGGCAGCCATACCCGCTGGTGACTGTTCCATCATCAGCTTGAAGTCTTGCCATTGAATCTTAGGCTTGGTCATCGCTTGAACCATTTGTTGGCTCAGCGTCTTCATTGCCTGTTTAGGATTTTCAGCAGAAGCGGCAAGACCACCCATGGCTTTTACCAAATCGCCAGCATCGCTACGACCGATTGCGGCCATCTGAGAGAACGTAGTACCCATGTCAGAGGCAGAATAAATTGTCTGTGTTGCATAGTCTTGCATAGCCTTTTTAGCTGATGCAATTTCTGTTTGCCCCCAACCTAACTGGCTTAAGCTCCCATCGAATGTTTTCCAAGCCTTCGTTGAGTTGTTAAGCTCGGTCATCATACCACCGACACCGCTGGTTATAGCGCCGATACCCTTAGTGATCCCAGCACTAACAAGGTTAGCACCGAGCACACTTTTAAACATCGAGCCTAGACCTTTGCTACTCTTACCGAGTGATTCAGCTTGTTTTTGAGCGTTTTTCAGGGCGCTAGATAAGCCGTTATCTTGTGCTGACAGTATCGCCCTCACGTTGAATGTTTTATCAGCCATCTAACAACCCCTCCTCTCTTTTGAACGCTAGGTTTCGTCTAGCTATCTGGATAAGATGCCTATTGTCCTTCTCGGTGGTTCCGAGAAGTTCTTTTTCACGACGTTCTTCGTCATAAAAATCTTTAAACTCCTTAAAGACATACTTCTTACCGCCCTTGCTCGTAGCCTTCACACTACGATTTAAGAAGGCTTGTAAATAAAGCTTCTTCTCCTCTTGAATAAATCTTTTCGCATAAGCTTTTTGATACAACCTCAACTCATTCAGCGTCATTCGTCTAGCTTCTAGGAGTGTTGTTTCATACCTAGCCATGCAATTTGTGATTAAATCTTCGTAGGTCTCTTTTGAACCCTTGACGTTTTCTAAGCTTCTTCTTGAGCTTCCAACATTCGTTTGGCTGTTTCTCGTGTCAATGGTTGCTTCTGCAACGCTGAGAAAAAATCCTCAAACAAGTTATCCAATCGTCCATTTTCAGCCTCACGTTCAACAAAACGCTCAATACCCTCTACAGATGGTTTTTGGCGTTCTGTAGCAGTTCCAGCTTGAATGAGGTCTAGCAGAACAAGTGGGTTCTTTTGTTGCAAATCAACCACTGCATGCTGTACACCAAAACCAAACGCTACACCGTTTTGATTGATTGAATAACGCTCGTCGAGCACTCGCAAGAAGTCAAATCCAAAATTCAAAGTATAGTCTTTGTCATTAATTGTGATAGTGTTCATGTTTTAAATTTCCTTTCAAAAATAAAAAGCGAGGGAACCCCTCGCTAACTGTTTTAATTATCAATGTCCAGTGATGGCAGTAGTGTCTTGGAAAGTATATTGGATCTCTCTGATTTGCTCGTCAGACAAAGTTGCTTCACCAGCTTGTGGCTTACCTTCAACAGACATCTCAGATTCAATCTCTACGAGCTCTTCAACATTCGCTGGGACTTCCCATGAAGACAAGCGACCGATTGCATAGAGTGCGCCGTATTTTCCATTTGTTTTTTTATCAGTCAAATCAATTTCCCAAACTTCGACCTTGAATCCATCAACTACTGACTGTTTCAACATTTCATTGACTTCGTCTTTTGTACCGATTGCGTTGATTGACAAGGTTGTTTCTAGACCACCATCGGCAACAACCGCACCGTCTTTAGTTTTAGTGGTGTCCGCATCACGGGAATACTCCCACTTATGTTCTGTTTGCAGTGCCAATTTAGCTGCTGCTTTCGTGTCCCCGTATTTACGGAACATCAAGATTTTATTCTTACCTAGCTGTGCTTCTTTTACATTTGTATCAGCCATGCTTTTCCTCCTTAGTAGAATTTGTAATATAAATAAACAATGAAGTGATAAAGCTCTTCGTCAGTGCTGTTATCACGGTTAGAATCAATTGACGACTCATTGACTTCCGCCGAGAAGTGCATCCCATCGATATTTTTGATAGCAAAATAGCTGGACAATAACTGCCCAGCCATATCAGATAACTGTTTACGGTCATCTACTCGTCCCCAAACATGGACAGTTGAGGACAAGCGACCAATCAAGCGTGACTTTGTGGCTCTGGGCAATGTTTGAATTTCTCCCATGACCACAAATGGGTAAGATGCGCTGTCTGGTGGAAGGTAAGGGTAAGTAGCGAAACCGAATCCCTCACTAATTCGAAAGAGTTCGTCATGTAGTAATTGGTCTGGTTGTTTCATATCTACTCCCATTTAGCTAATTCCTCGACCATTCCAGGGACAGTCGCTTCTAACGCAGGAGCCATAAAAGGCTGTGCCGCCATCTTCCGAGTGCCTACTTCGAGATACCCAGAATATTTTGTATGAGCCGTCACAACAGCTCTATCGCCCCCAGCTTCAAGAGTAATCGAGCGACGTGTTGCGCCAGTGGTATATTTACCGCTGAATTGCGCCTTGCCAATTGCGTTCTCTTTTAATTCACTGCCGTATTTTTTTAAAACTCGTTGACGTCGTTCTGGATTGGCGTTTTTCAACAAGGATTGGCTCATTTCATCTAGTCCATAAAACGTAAGCGTAGCCATATTACTTCACCTCCTTATTAACGTATAAAACACTTCTTCCAGCTAGATATCCTCTAGCAGTTACTGGAATGTATTTACTGCCGTGATATTCAACGGAAGTCACGGATACTGTCACAGGGCTTCTGAAACGAATGACTAAGCTCGTAGCATTTAGCAAACCTCCCAGCTTAGCTTGAAGGTCTAAGCTTGCACCAGTCACGTTACACTTAACTTCTTTGCACCAGTCTTCCCCTCCGACCATACGACCGAGGGTAGGGTCGTATCGTTTCGGTGTCTTATCGTTTTGATATTTGAGTATCACTGTATCTGTGTACCTCATAGAAACAGCACGCTCCCTTCCTTCGATTGTCCAGAGGTCCCAAATGTTCTTTGAAGCATATCGTCATATGGCTTGAATTCATTCTCATTGTCGTAATAAGACATTGAATGACCATCTACCGTCTCAGCTTTAGCTCCTTCAGCTCCTCGACGATTGAAGCGTTTAATAACGCAATCTTCGAAGATAAAAGAAAAACCATCGTCAATGTTGACAACGGCATATTCTGCTTTGAAATGACTAATTACTCTGTTTAGCAATACCCTTAAGAGGTCAATGCTATCGTCGTCATCTTTTGAAATCTCAAGGTCCAGCATGACATTATCTAGGACCTTTTCTCGATCTAATTCAGCCATGCTAGACCTCCTCACTCTTCAGTGTTATCTGTCGTTTTTTTGCGACTTGCTTTTTTCGGCTTTTCTTCAGCTTCAGCTTCAGCTTCAAGGAAACCTGCTTCAGCAAGTTCTTCGACACGTTCACCGGCATAATCGTCACCAGCATAGTAAATAATGCCGTCAGTTTTATCCTGAAACGCTTTTAAAACCTTAGTCATAGCTACTCCTTTCAAACTAAGCTACTGGAATAACAGTAAGCATATAGCAATCATCCAAACGTTCGAACGAAGGCAAGGCAATCATCGATACTTTGGTTTGGACGTTAACTGGATCAGTTGTTTTAGTGGTCGTAATCGCAATACCTTGGTCAACCACTTCAACTTGTGCTCCCGGAGTGTCTCCAGACTGCAAATCAGATTCTTCTGGAGTTGTACCGAAAACAGTAGAACCCAATGAACCATTTGGCACCAAAGTCAAATGACCGTCTGGATAGAATTTGCTAATTTCTCCTTTGTCATTTCGGTATGTGCCGTTTTCCAAAAGAACTGTAACACCGTAATTATCCAAAATATACGCTTCAACCTCGGCTTTGGTAACTGTTGTCCCTGAAGCTGCAAGAGGTTTGATGATTTTGACTGTAGATTCTGCTTTGCGAATCAAGCTAAACGTTTTGGCATTCATGATAGCAATTTCTGGCATCAAGCCAAGGCTTTGAGCTGTTTCGATTGCTTCTTCGAGGTCCGCAAGAGGTGTTGCTGTTGCTTGCGTCCAGTCTTTTGCAACTGTTTTCTTGTGGTCGTCTTTAACGCCATAGTCAATATCGACGTTTTTCCCTTCGTTAACAAACGCAATCTTACCAGTTGCGAGAACTTGCATACGCATTGATTCCAAACGAGCACGAGCACCTTGGATAAGTGTCATTTCGTCATTGAAAATGCCTTGTGTGACAGTCTCAATCAAACCAGTGTTGTTAGAACCAGCAATCAAGTTAAGTTGTTGGCGGTCAGCTTCCTTAACGAGCATGGCTTCTTTGAAAAATGGCATTTGTTCGTCATGGATTTCAGCGCCCACACGTTCACGAATAGTGACATTAGTGTCAAATGCCGCTGGTTTCAAGACAACCGCACGTCCTGAAGAACCCTTGATGTAAGACAATTTAGTACCAAGTTGTTTGCGTGCAGGGAAGATACGTTCCCCAAGCGTTGAATCCACATCTAATTGTGATGTGTTGAAATATCCAGCGATATTAGATGCTGTTACCGTGTCATAAATAAGACCCATTAAGCATTGCCTCCTTTTCCTGCAATAAATTTAACGAGTGGCAACGCTGTTTTAATAGCGTCGTCAACTGTACCACCGTTAACCGCTTCTTTCCAAACCTCTCCAGCGTACAAGATAGATACCGTTTTATCAACAGACAAGTCTGCATCGTATAGAACGATTCCTTCTGGTGCCGTCTTGTTCTCTTCTACTGGTTTAGAGCGGTCATCGAAAATTGACCCGCCTTTACCAGCTACTAAAGTACCAGCTTTAATGTACTTCTTGCCGTCTACGTCAACACCAGCAAAATTTTTATCAACTGTGGCAGTGACAGCTTTGTAAGGTAAAGAACGTAGAATGTTACTTGTGTCAAATACTTTTTTTACTGACATGAAAAATCCTTTCTAATTGTTGGCTAGATAATCTTACCTGACGAACGGACAGCTTTTTGAGCTAAGCGAGAGCCGTAATTGTCTGTGTTAGAAATGCCATCCGCTGATGCTTGAGGTGCATTTTGTCGGACAGTTTTCTTAACTTCTTCCGCAACAGCATTATTAAATACTGTTTCGAACTCAGTCACTGCTTTAAGTGCATCTTCGGCGTTGCCAGCCATTGCGAATGTCTCAGCCAATGCGCTAGGCAAGCCTTTAGCTACCAAATCTTTCTCAACAGCAACAACAAGCTTTTCATGCTCAAACGCAGCACGTTCCTTCTCAAAGCTCTTTTGCTGATCCTCGAACTCTTTTTTAGCTCTATCTTGAGCTGATAGATTGGCATAATCTTTTTCTTTCTGCAAAGCATCGGCTACTGCTTGAGCTGTACGCTCTTGTTCACCCTTATCTCTGTTATTCAAAGCAGTCTGTACCGCTTTGTTAATCATGCTATCTAATTCAGATTGAGAACCAGGCGCTTTGAAGTCGCTCGCAGGGGTTGGGGTGCTCCCTTGCCCTTGGTCTTGGCGACTCTCTTGTTGTCCGTTAGTCTCGATAGTGTTATCTTGTTCCATAG